ATAAAGAATCGTCTAATGCTGGCATATCACTAATATGAATATTCTTTAAACCTACTTCTAAAATAGAAGTCAATAACTTTACCTTTGTTCTTTGCTTTCTTAAAGATACTAAGTTTTCTAAATGATCCACTAGGTTCAGATCAAAATCACTAAAGAAAATTGAGTTTAAATCGGATTGATTGTTTAACATTTCTTTTAAGACCTTTCTTTGTCTTTGATTAGATTCAAGCACGGATAACCTATCTATGACTTGTTCTATGCTTATATTTGTTAAACCTGTATTTACCAAATCATTTTCTAAATCCAACACTTTCGTTAAAACATTTTTTACCTTTGAGATTTTGACCATATCTTTTAATTGGTTTGCCATCTGCATAAGGTCTACATTCAATTCACAAAATGAAATCTCATCTAAATCACATTTTAAATCTAATATGTTTTCTAAAACATCTCTCTTAACTTTAATTCCATTCGCTGTTCGGATCTTCTCATCTAATACTAAAATCTCTTCACTGTCTTTTGTGAATAAGATATGTAATAAATCATTAAGTATTAAGACTATCTTTTCTAGCTTATCTTTCTTAATCTTAATTTCCTGCAAGACGGATAACTTGGTTGCCACTGCCTCTATTTGTGTTTCTAATAATTCTATTCGCTGTGCTTGTAATTCAAGTTCATCTAGTCCTTCAAATTGTTCTAGCTTAATCTTCTCTTTATTATATTCATCTCTTTTCGCATTGTTTAAAGAGTTTTGATTTTTTATATCTGTTCTTAAACTAGCAGTAGCTTGTTCTAGCTTTTGAATAACATCTACATCGGATAAGGCACTTGCTAATGATGATGGTGGCAAATCTATTAAAAACACTTGTTGAAATTGTTTAGCAAATTGTGGATGAATTTCTTTGCCATCTACATTGACTGCTTTAACACCTAAATTTAAAACTTCATCAGGTGTATCACTGCCTACTTTCTGAATGAGTTTACTATTGATCTCATATTGGTTTGTATTTTTACCTTTAGACCAAATAAGACGATTACCATCATCAAAGGATATATCTACTTTAGCAACTTGAGTACCTTGTCTAACAAAAGCATTTCCTCTTAAATTTGTAAATGCACCTATGATTGATCTAGCTAAAGCAGATTTACCTGTATTATTTTGACCTGTGATTACAGTTAGACCTTTTACTTCTATTTCTGCTTTACTTATAGATTGAAAGTTCTCTACTTTTATTTTCATTTTCAATAAACCTGCTCTTATGATTGTTTTATATTATAAGATATTGAGCAAGTTTTATCTCATTTATTTATTCTTCATCATCAAAAAATTCTTCATCATCATCACCAAACATATCATCAAGGTTAGCACTTGCCATTTTATCTAGCTTGCTATTTTTAGCTGGTGCTTTTTCTTCTGATGCAGTTGCTGTTGCATCTGCTGGAGCAACACCACCATCTTTATTTTGAGAGATGAAAGGTTTAACTTGAGTAAACAAAGCGACTAGACCACCATCCATAGCTTGTAATTGTTCTTTAAAACCTGCAAGACCTTGAGATCTTAATTCACCTGTTGGTGATTGCCATGAGAACCAAGCACCTTTTTTACTGATCACACCACTATTAATAGCTAGATCAATAATAGTTCTTTCATTATCTACACCTTTGCCACTCATTAAGAAGAAATCTACTTCATGGTGAACACTATCAGATACTTTACATTTATCTAAATGTGCCCTTACTACTGCACCTGTTACAGTTTCAATCATCTTACCTTGTAGACCATCCCAAAGTTTGCCTTTTTCTTTTTGAACAACAGATAATTTGATTTGCAAGGTTGAGTAATACTGCCATGCTTTACCACCTTGTGGTGTAGTTTTTGGACCCGCAAAGGATGTCATGCCACCAATAGCTTCTCTTAATTGAGAAATACCAATCACACAGGTATTATGCTTTGCAATGATATTTTTTAGTTTAGGAAGATAAACAGACCATACACGAGCATTAGCACCAACTGCCATTTGTGTTTCACCATCTTGTTTTTCAAACATAGCTTGTGGAACTGCGGCGCCAACACTGTCAATCACAATAAGATCAACACCTTCTCTTGCAAACATAGCCATGTACTTTAAACCTGTTTCAAGAGTATCAGGTTGAACGAGCATGAATTTATCTTTATCAGTGACAGGTACACCTAATGCTTGAGCATATTTAGGTTCTACTTCATTTTCCCAATCGATGTAAAGAACAGTACCACCAGCTTGGCAAACTTGGGCGGCAGTTTGTAATGCAATAGTAGTTTTACCTGCACCTGCATTGCCATAGATATTAGTAATACGACCTCTAGGAAGTCCGGGGCATGGTTTAACACCTCTTTCATTTTCTTTGCCACCAATAAGATAATCTAAAGCGATTGATCCTGTGGAAACATGGGGTGTTGTGGAATTGACTTTAGAATCGTCAAGTTGAACTACAAAATCTTCTTTAAGAGATGCTTTTAAAACACCTGCGATTTTGGAAAGGTTAGCTTTTGCCATATTGATAACTCCTATGGACTTGAAAGGTATCTCATCTTATAGGATTTTAATAAGGAATTGGCAAATTTTTAATAAGATTTTAATGCTTGTAGATATGCTGTTTTAAATTGTGCATTGGCGAACATATCTTCTGAAGTTTCGCCAATAATAGTATTCCAAATGTTTTTTAGTTTACTTGAAATCCAAGAAATACCCGATTCTACACCTAGATTTTCATAGAAATGTGAAATAATATCCCATGATGTAGTTAAAGGTGTAGAGATAGCACTATACATCCTATCTAAAAATTTCATTGCACTTCTAGGATTGAAAGAAGCATATAATGCTGATAAGACAAATGTAGGTGTAAATACTGCACCTGCATATTGACCATAGGTATCTAAAAATTCAAACACAGATGATGTACCATTAGCAACATTTTTCATAAATAATGCAAAAGCAAATAGAACTAATAATCTTGGCAAAAAGACCAATGCCTTATGCTCATAATTATAGGATAAATGCAAATCGTATTTCTCATCCATTTCTTCAAGATATGTATCACTATTTCTTAAAGTAATAGCATCTACACAAAAAACCAAAGTCTTTAATAAAGACTTTGTTAGTGTTTTCAAACCTGATGCAATTGCATCAGGTACTTTGGTAGTTAAAATTTCTTTCATAGAAATATCTTCACTTTGAAAGAAATTTGCTACAGTATTGCCACCATGTGCTTTGACATAATTAGTGATCTTATCTACATCAAGTTTAAGACTTGCTTTAATAATACTTTCTTTGATCTGTGCTTGTTGCTCTAATGGCAATTCTTGAATCATTGGCAACATTTCTTCAAATGTCATACCTGCATTTGCTCTTCTTGAAGAGAGCATCATGTAGTTATAACAGGCTTTTCTTAATTTATGTCCTTGTGGATGAACATAGGATGCTTTTACTAAAGCATTTAATTGTTGTGACTTTAACATTTTTTTAGTCCTTTGTAGAAAGAAAATCTACAAAAGAATATTAGATAAATAATTTATTAACTTTTTAAAGACCACCTAAAAAAACGATCATCTTCTTTATACATGATGCCTTTGCTTTTTACCTGTCCTGCTTTATTTAAATCTAATCTAGCAAACTGACTTTTCTCTACATCATCTAAATCTGCATCTGTAATAATCTCATTTACAAATTTCCAAAACCTTTGTCCTGTTCTAGCTACCCAATAGGCATCTGCTTGGTGGTTATTAAGTTTCTTAACATTTGGATTTGCTTTTTTACAGGCTAAAACCATATCTGATTTTTGCATTTTCCAGCCTTTTGGTCTACCTAAATATTTATGTGCATGAGCCTTTACCTGTAATGGTGATAAAAACATAACATCTACTTCGCCTAACTTAATAGCTTCATTTACATATAAGAAAAGACCATACATACCTTCAGAAAACAAGTCATTAAAATATGGTGATTCCACTGCCATTGTTAAGTTCTCATTTGGATATTGAGTTTTGATATTATGTATTAAAGCTAAACCTTC